GCTTCATAGCCTGCTTCTCCTTGCCTTTCGGCACGTAAGAGGCTAACCTAGATTTGCCGTTCATAGATTGAGCCTCAGATTAATGTTAAGCGTCTTGCAGGACGCGTAATGTTAACTGGGGCTTTTCTCTATCTGCCTTTTGGTGTTCATGCCTGAGACAGATAGCCTCAAGCACCCGCAGCAATTCTAACTATCCAATAGATCAATGCCAACTTCTTTTCCTGCAACATCTCTCATCATAAGTGACCAAAATTCATCCAATCAGCACAAAAGAAACATTTAAAGCGTGAATGCTACCGAACGTTCATTTCAATTACATCGTTTTGATTTTTAACAGTTTTTACCTCAACAAATCAAATGGCATTAGCATTCATCATGGAAGAAAGACTGATAAAAATGATCATTTTCAATGACTTATGATCACACCGGGTATTGCCAAGTCATTCCTTTTACGCCAGGATACCCACAAGTGAGTAGTCGAGGAGAGTTTGCCAATTTTTGCGATATAAATTTCAATGTCCGAAGAACCATTAATTGTTAATTGATTCTGTATAAGGTATTAACATGACAATTTCATATATTCCTATTCTGAAAGCGAAACGTTCTGAGTTATCAGCTTTATCGCAGCTATCCATTGAAAAGAAATCAAAAATTTTGCCATTACTCGAAATTGAACCAGTGCCAATTGACCCTGATTCAGGTATTGCCTTAAAGAGTTATAACGAGACTCTTATAGAGTTCGGAAAGAAAGTCTCAAAATCTTGCTCAGATATGCAAGGTGTTTATATTGATGGATTATTAATTGAAGAGCATTTTATTTCTCCTGAAGATCATTACCCTATAATAAATGCGGTTAATCAAGTTAGAGATATGGGGATAAGAGTTATTCCTGTCAGTTCACCAACTCGCCCATCTAACTATAAAAGAGCGATTGATGAATTAATGCAGAATGAAATATGCTTGAGATTAACCACGTTAGATCTGGTTAACCCACAATTAATAACGCATTACATTAATCATCTGGGAATTCCTTTATCAAATATTGATATAATTATTGACTTAAGAGATGAGTTAACCGAGGATAAACTTAATTCCGGCGAACTATATACTTTGGCAATGGGATTGATAAACAATCTGGCGCACCTCAATGAATACAGAAAAGTGATTCTTTCTGGGGGTTCATTTCCTACAGATCTCAGTGATATTTCTGTTGGTCTATATTCTCAACCTCGAATCGAGTGGATTTTATGGCAGAGTTTAATGAATAGAAAAGAACTTGCCAGAAATGTGATTTATAGTGATTATGGAGTACAGCACCCCGACTTTAATAGGCTTTCGACGCGATTCCCTAACGTATCTGCCAGCGTCAGATACTCTGGAGATAATGACTTTTGGGTATTTCGAGGAAGAGTAGCTAATCGCTTTGGTTATGAACAATATGGTAAACATAGTGAGGATATTCTTGCTCATCGAGAATATTCAGGGCCTACATTCTGTGCGGGAGATAGAGACATAGAATATTATGCAAACGAGTATCAAGCCTACAAAGCCAATCCCTCTGGTAACTATAAATTTGGTAGCCCAGAGGTATGGCGTAGGATTGGGCAAAACCATCACATAACTAAGGTTGTTGAGCAACTCGCCACTCTTTACGGGCTTTAAGTTTAACTCGAACAGCTTCACGAAGCTCGCCAACATCCATACTATTGGCGAGTTTTGACCATAAGACGCGTTTAGGTTTATTTTTCAAATTCTGTAGCTCCCCTACATCACTTAATAGGGAAAGCAATTCATCTTTCCAAAGAAGCATTGTTAAGGAAAGTTTGTCCACTTGTGGATTCAACTTGCTAGTTCGAATTGTTTTTAAATGGATACCTTGCCGTGCACCTTGCGTAACTTGCTTTATCCCCCACCATGATGGAACTATGCTTAAAGCATCATAAAGATGGCAATCAGAGACAACCAACGTTACTTTATCCATCACTGATGAGTAATGTTGCACCTGCGCTGGTAATCTGAGCAAGTTATCACTTTTGCTCTTCAACTCATAACCATGTATAAGCCCATTGATCACTGCTATATCAGCTCTGCTAGCCCCCAGATTCATCGTAAACTCATCAATGATTAGGGTGTCAGGATCTTTATGATGATCTCTCAAAATCTTGGCATGCACAGCCTTTCTTACATCAATGTCTCTCATACCATAGTTGCGCTTTCATCGACTCTCTCAAGCCATGATTCTATATCATGGTTCGCATGAATGCCATTTGATATGACCAGTGGTTGAACATTGCACAGAAAAGTGGATGTGTATTTTAACAAAAGCAATGACGGCTAACCATGTTGGTATGTCGATAAAATGTTTCAACGTAAGCATTATCTGTTCCGCCCTTTCGGGCGGCCTCCTGATGTTCTGAGGGTGCAGAAATCCCTCCGGTTAAGGATTAAATTGTATTTACAGCGCTAAATTTATTTATTCAGTTCTGGATTTTGTCGCCCTGCGTATCCGCGCTTTCGCGTTACGCTCAATCTGAATTAACTTTTCTATATTTTTCCGTCTTTCCTGTTCCTCCTGGCGCAATAGCCTTACATCATCTGCCAGTCTGGTTTCTCTTTTCGCCACTGAGAGCATCCAGTCAAACGGCTCCACAACTGCACCGCAGATTTTACAGCGGACCTGACGTTCTTTTTCGTCAACCCGGACAGAGGCGTGATGGCAATATGGTCTTTCCGATGGCTCATAAAGAAAATTAACCTGATTACGTGGGTCATCCTCTTTTGCCGGAAATAAAACAATATTACTTAACTCATCTTCTGGTTTTATTTCCATACTCCTCTCCTTTGATGCGCAAGTGGTTTTTCCAGCGGTTTTGCGCCGCGCTTCTGCTCCGCCAGACACCGTAAAAACGAATAGAGGAACACCCCCTAAAACCCAGATATCTATAATAAATAACAAGCCGATTTGAGATACGGATACGCTGCCCGGGCTTTGCTATCAGCATCTTTGCTTTACGGTTTTTCATCGTTTTGTTCTCCGATTAGTTCAGCCATTTTTATTACCGCCCTTTCGGGCGGCCTCCCGACATTAATCGTTGTGGTAACTCATGGCTTCATTTGCAGCATCAACCGGATCAACCTGCCACCAGCAATAATTTGGGTCGGTTCCTTCAGGTGTCCACGGTTCTAATTCATTTTTTGCCACATTCTCGTCACCAGTAATTTTAAAAATCTGCTCCGAGAATTTTTTTACCCACTCGTTATATTTTTCCGCATTAATGGTTTTCTGTGTATTTAACATAGACATACCTCCGGTTAAGGATTAAATTTTATTTACAACACTAAATTTAATTATTCAGGCGCGCGAATCTGTTCCGCACAATGCAACAATGCTTCTGTCACTTCCTTAAGCGTTACGGTATCGGCATCATCCAGTCCTGCAACTTTTGCGTGCCTGACAAACGCCGCGCAAAGGTCGTTAAACGCCCCTGCCCACACATCCGCCAGGAAAGCGTTGGCAGCAGCCAATTCTTGGTAGTCAATCCCGCTCACTGTGCCACCTCCTGAAAATTACCCTGATAAAACGCCAGCACTCGCTGCATAACCTCACTATTCCGGCACTCGCGACAGATTATGTTCTGTCGTCTGTTGTAACGACGTATTTCTCCGTCTGGTAATGAATAAACCAAGTCCGGGTCGCTCTTTTTTTTCACTGCTGCTTTCGACATCTTTTTGCGGGCCTTTATCCAGTCCTTACGAGCCTGTTCAGACGGGAATAGTCCGTAGCCAGAGTTGTATACATCACCACTGGCAACCAGCTCTCTGGCGAGAACGCTCATCAGGTATCTTGTCGCCCCTGTTTTAGCTTCCAGTTGCCGTAACGTCTCGCGCCCACTCTGGCGCACGAGTTCAATAACCTGCCCTTTAATTTTTTCCCGCTCTTCTGGTGTAAATACTTTTGCCATAGGTGCCTCCGGCAATCACTTTTCCGACACAATACGACTGGAGGAATCGAAAATATGTCGAACAATATCCCGGTGCTTGTTCAGCTCCCGCAGCGCGGCGCAGATTCGCTCCCACTTCTGGACATGATTTTTCGCCCGACGCAGTTCGCGGTTTGCCATATGCAGCGATGGTAAAACCAGGTCATCCGCTCGCGTTTCAGTAAACGATGGCAGCGACTGCACAATGTCCGCCACCGTTTCTGTTTTAATATCTTCCTGTGTTGCAACCTCCTGTACTGGTAACGCAACCCCCGCTGGCTGAGGAAAGGCTTTACCATCAGTTTCCGCTACCGATGCGGCTTTCAGTTCTGCTGATAAATTCTCGCCTGGCATGCAGTAACGAAATTTACCGTTCTGATTAACGCGTGCCAGCCGCCCTGTTGAGGTTACTACCGCCAGCGTGGAAGCAACCTTGCGAATGCTGACACCGAACTTACCCGCCAGTTCCTCACACGTTTTAGCCCCCTCCTTGCCGATAAACTCAATCATCATGTCAGCGGTAACTTTTTGTTCGCCCACCCCGGTTAGCACATCCGGTGCTTCAGATTGTACTGGCTGCTCTTCGGTTACCCCGGATTCACCTTCACCAGCCAGAAACCAGGTATGACCTGTTTTATCAACGACGCCATTTCTTTTGAGTTCCCACAGCTCGTTCAGCACTTCTTCACGACTGATATCAAGTCGCGCGGCCAGTTCCACCGACGTGGCTTTTCCCATTGCTTTCAGCGCGTCAAAAACAGTCTCCATTAAAATTTCCTCCCGGTAAAAATTACTTCTCAATTCCTGGCTGGATGACATTCGTGCGCCAGCTCTCCCAGTTAAAATTCACCCAGCGACCACCGTTCATGGTCATGCGGTCCATCACGCGCTCGCCAAGCAGCGTATTCATCGCCGTATGGTTCAGGTTCGTCAGCATCCCGACACTACGCATCGAAGCAGTTCTGCGGTCGACTATCTGGTTCAGTGTGACCTGCTCGTTGCGCGTATCCCGCTGCATTCCGATTTCATCCAGGACAAGCAGGTCAACATCACACAACCCCTGTAAAAATTTTTCGCCTGAGTTTTTGTTGTCGTAGCTGTTGTGTAACGCCAGCATCACATCAGCCACCGTTATCACAATCACGCTGCGACCTTTCGCCAGAAGATGATTGCCAATGGCGGCTGCAAGGTGGTTCTTTCCGGTACCCGGCTTACCGCTGAACACAAAATTCGTGCCCCCGGTCATCAGTTCGTCAGCGATGGATTTTGCCTGGCTCAGCGCATGTTTTTGCCCGTCGTTCTGCACCTGATAATTCGCAAACGAGCATTTGCTGTGCAGAGGCTGGATGCCCGAACGATTCAGGATTTTTTCCACCCGCAACTGGCGATTCTGGCGGTTGCTCTCCTCGCTACGTTTTCGCCCTTCAGCCAGTTGCCACTCGCGCCACTCATCCACTGTCCGGTACGGCGCGATTACATGCTGCGGGGTCAGCTTACGGATACGCTCAAGAACACCACCTGCCGCGATATTTTTCATGGCCCGTTACCCCCTGAACCCCGGCGGAATTTCGGTATCCGGCTCAGAAATATGATTCACACAACGCTGTACAGACGAACGCCCCAGGCGGATAACCAGTTCATCCCATTTTTCGCGAAGCTTTGACGGACTCATGATATTTTTTACCCAGAATGGATCCCGCTGCACCCGACCAAACATTTCACAAATTTGTCTGTGAGTTCTGCCATCCAGCATCCGCATTGTGCGCACGTCGTTGGCCCATGCGGTCCAGTTGGGTTCTTTCGGTCGCGAAATCTCGCCATCATCGCTGGCGGCCTGCTCGTAAAGACTCACGATTCGCCCCCAGATCCACTGTGCACACGCCAAATCTTCCTGGTTACCCCACTGGCGTTTTTTCGCACTGAACACAACCGCGTCAGGGTGTCGGGTTAAAAAGTCCTGTTCAGCCGTCTGCATGTCCGGTTGCGAAGCTTCCGGACGAAAAGATCTTTTATCTGACGAATCAGGTTTTAATACTGACGGATCGGGGCCAACCATCGCCCCCCTATCCGACTGTTTTTTATCAACGGTTGATCCATCAAAATTTGATGGGTTAACCGTTGAGGGGGCAATATTTGACGGGTCATTTTTTGCCTGGCTAATTTTTCTTTTCGGTTTATATGCCTCACGCGCCGCCGCTGCTGCTGCTTCGAGTTTTTCCACATTAAGACGGTAGATATTGCTTTCATTACGCCCACCGACCTTACGTTCCTCCTTCGTCAGCCAGCCGTTCTTTTCCAGTTCTGCTATCGCAGCTTTAACCGTTGATTCACTCTTTGCCCCAATCTGACGACGAATGGTCTCCACCGCAGGCCATGACACACCTTCGTCATTGCTGTAATCTGCAAGGCGAGCCATAACTGCCACCCTGGATAAGATCATGCCGGTGAAGGCACACCCTTCCCAGACAAGACCATGAAGCTTGCTGCTCATAAAAAACTCCGAACACCGTGCTTTTAGTGCATCACCAAGGCATTTCCTGCCGGGCCACCACGATTCATCTGATTGAAACCAGCGATCGCCACTGCGACAAAATCATCAGCGTCTCTCACCAGTCGTTCCCGCGTCTCCACCAGCTCCCGAAAATAAGCTGAACTGTGGCTGCGCATTCTGGCCACCAGCAAAGGTGGCATTGCCTTTTCGATCGCTGGTAACAACGCCTGAATTTTTTCAACTGCATCAGGGGTGTCTTTCTCTACCCAGCGGAAAATTTTCTGGGTATTGCGAGCCAGGGCTTCCGGATGGCTGTCGTCATACAGTTCAGGAAACGTCATACCCAACTCAAAATAAGCCTGGGTTATTCCAGCTGCCGGAACTTTTTCACCATCCGGATGCGCCCAGGCATTCATCGCCATGCGGATGTGCTCATGTTTGATTTTCATGAATCAACTCCATCAGATAAGCATGCACTACAATCACCTTCAGCATGAACTACATGTGTTTGCCCCAAACGAATGCCGCTCGCATACTCAGGCCAAATAAGCTCCCAATCATGGGGTCGTAGCTCCGCCCTACTTACTTGGCCTTCCGTCGCAGATTCGATCATAAGGGCGCGGGTTGGAGATATAGCTGCTCGTCCAGACGCCATTTGCGATAAGTAAGATGGCGATACACCAAGTCTGGCCGCGAATTTCTTAGCATCACCAACCCTCAATGATTTAATAAACTCTTTTAATGTCATACCTTCCTCGGTTTAGTGTTTTTTTGCGAGTTTAGTGTTTAATAAACCATTAAGTCAAGTATTTGCTTGTTTAGTGATTACTAAAGATAATTACCACATGCAAAAAAAAGAAATTCGCCGTTTACGTCTCAAGGAGTGGTTTAAAGATAAAACTCTGCCACCCAAAGAGAAGAGCTACCTATCTCAACTAATGAGTGGGAGAGCATCGTTTGGAGAAAAGGCTGCCAGAAGAATAGAGCAAACATACGGGATGCCGGAAGGGTATCTGGATGCGGAATACGCAGAACAACCGGAGGTTTCTCCACCACATGCAGGGTTAACGCCTAATCAACTGGAATTATTGCAGATTTTTTCAGCCTTCCCTGAGGATGAGCAACGCCAGATAATCAGCGAGTTAAAGCAGAAAAAAGAATCAATGGAAGATCTCATAGCGAGATGGATTGCGGCGCAAAAATGCCGCCGCGCCTGAGTTATAAAACCGGAGGAAACATGAATAGAGCCCTTTCACCAATGGTTTCTGAATTTGAAACCATTGAACAAGAAAACAGTTACAACGAATGGCTGCGTGCGAAAGTAGCAACGAGCCTTGCAGATCCGCGCCCAGCAATTCCCCATGACGAAGTTGAGCGCAGAATGGCAGAACGCTTTGCTAAAATGCGCAAGGAACGGAGCAAGCAGTAAAATGTTACCCGTGTTATGGCTTGAAAGCGCAGATACCGACCTAGATGATATAACTAGTTATATTGCTCGTTTCGACATAGATGCGGCTGAACGCTTATGGCAGCGATTAAGGGGTTGTGTGCTGCCGTTATCCGAACATCCGTATTTATACCCACCAAGCGACAGAGTACCTGGCTTGCGTGAGATTGTAGCCCACCCTAACTATATAATTCTATACCGCGTAACAACATCAAGCGTTGAAGTAGTAAACGTGATCCACGCAAGACGCCAGTTTCCCTAACTTTCACTACCAATAGAAACATAGCAACCGCAACGACTTTATCAAAAGCGTTGTGTTTGTTACGCTCCGCGGTTTAGTTTTTACTTGACTTAAGTTTAATGTTTATTAAACTTAAGATACCAACCCACCCCGAGCCACAGAACGCCAGGCAATACTTCGAGTTATCCGGCAGTGGTCAGGGGATAAGTAGCCAGCCCGAGGCGTAAGAACATGACGGCAGGGTTCAACTTTAATAACTATGCAGCAGGTTTTTGTTCCGCTACCCCAGCGTTAAGGGGAAATGAGGTCAACATGGATACTATCGATCTTGGCAACAACGAATCTCTGGTGTGCGGCGTGTTTCCCAACCAGGACGGCACATTCACCGCGATGACGTATACCAAAAGCAAAACGTTTAAAACCGAATCTGGAGCGCGTCGCTGGCTGGAAAGAAATTCAGGTGGGTGATATGGATTTCGACACAATCATGGAAAAGGCTTACGAAGAATACTTCGAAGGCCTTGCCGAAGGCGAAGAAACTCTCAGCTTCAGCGAATTTAAACAGGCGCTTTCCAGCTCGGCAAAATCTAGCGGCTGATAAGCGAAACAGCACCGCGAGGAATCAGTATGCAGAAACGAGAACCCGTCATCATCGCGCCAGACTATACCGATGATGAGCTTTATGAGTGGATGCGCCAGAAAATTAATGCAGCGCAGGATCTGAAATGGGCCAATGAAGCCAGGGCTAAGCAGGCTGAAAATCTGTCCGCTCTGGAGCAGGATATCACCAGGCTGGAAAAAGCAGCGGCATTAAGCATTGCCAGAATGATTACATACCCGCGTTAATAGCTAACCAACGAGGCTAATAATGGAATTTAAAGATTTACCAATGCAATTCCAGGAAATGGCAGCGAATATAGTTCGTTCCCAACTGGCGACTCTTGACCTGAGTACCGTAGAAAAAGAAACCATCGATACTATATCCGGTAACGTGCGTCGTGCCTTTATCGGTCTGTACGAAGAGAAGCAGCTCTCTGATAACCAGGATTTACATGAAAAATACTTCCTGGAACTAATGGACATCATTGATAAGGGGTTTGGCTTGTTAATGAAAAAGAAAGGGATTCGAATAGAACCCCTTGAAAATTACTTTGCAACAAAAAGCATTAATTCTTTTGATTCAAAATAAGAGAATTAATTACAGACTTAACATGCTCTTTCTCATGATTGAAGCTCTCATGATTGAAAGTGCCGGGTTGAAGCGAGTCGATATAATCAACAAGACTCTGTCGTACGACTTCATTTTTATCCATAACAGATGCAAGAAATGAAATTGCTAAAAGAGTTATATCACTACGCGCCGCAGCATGCTGCAATGCTTTATCAAAATTATTAATCTGGCGTATCAGGGAGTTAATGATTTCATCATTTTCAGTCGACATTTCACCCTCCTGAGGGTTGGTGATTAAGGAGTTCTCCACGGGTGAGGTGGAGTGCGTGCGCCGGACACGGGTGAGCATCCGGCACTGACAGTTTACTGAAAGGATATTTCCCTGAAAAATCAGACCATAACGCGAAAGCGCACGGCGAGGTAGCTGGTTCATAGATAGCCTGTCGTTAAATTTTCGTCGACCGTGCGCTTCCGGTTGTGGCACTCCGCGAAATGGCGCGGCGGTAAGTATGGCGGGGTTATTCCTTCCCCGTTGAGGACACCGGGTTGTCAGGTTGACCATACGCTTAAGTGACAACCCCGCTGCAACGCCCTCTGTTATCAATTTTCTGGTGACG